TTCCAATGCTCTAACTCTCGTACTGTCGCTGTCTGCTTCCTTAGACTCTCTCATAAGCTGTTCAAGAACGTAGCTCCTTGTTCGTATAGAAGAAGCAACTGTAGACTCCTCCTTACGCTCTAACCCTTTCCTAATAGCTAGGGATATCTTAGGGTTCGCTACTAGCTTACTGCAATCAACATGAGCGTGTTTAGGAACTCCGCCTGTCTTGGTTCTAGCTACATCGTAGACTTGCATATAGCAATCAATCTGACTACCCAACTTACCTTTGACTATCTCCCTCACAAATGCCCTCTGCTTTATGGTCAAGTCCTCATCATTTCTGATTAGTTTTAGCTTGGTTTTTTCTTTGTCTTTTTCGCTCATAGATTTCTCCTGCTTGGTCAATAAATATTATCTACTAGTCCGTGAGATTTTGTAATGCTCTCATTCTGCTTGCTAATAAGATGCTTACTGATTTGTATTATGGTGTGTCTTTTAGTATCATTACCTTACTAACAACGAAACGGAGACTTTATAGAACAGACATAAACAAAGACCCTTGGCTCACTTTATTGGTTTAGTAGTGAGAGTAGACTAGGGAGAAGGTCACAAGAATTGCCTTTTTAACTCACAAGATATGCGTACCAGTAGAAGCATTGAATACGAAGATGCGGATGCGGAAACGATAACTTCCAGTCGAGACTGTCCTCCAACAGTCCACGAATTAACGTGCTGATGAGCATCCTGTTTAGGGGTGCAAGAAACTAACCTTGGAGGGTTAAATTATGAAAAGAATATTTAAAACGAATGATGCGGTTTCTCGTATGTTGCTTGGATTAGAGGAAACATTTAACGAAAGTGTTTACAAGAATAATCTTAGCAAAGAGGAATGGGGTGAAGCGAAATGTTGTTTAAGAGATTTTGCTTTTGCACATTACAAAATAATAACCGCACCAATAGATAGAGAATTTAAAAATGCTAGTGAATTTGGAGAAGCTTTTTTTACTCAATAAACCAACTGATGAGATTGTGAGATTCAATCGAAACTTACTGGTAAATAATATTTACTGGTGAGTCTTGGTGGCTAGCATTTCTGCTAGCTTTTTACTAACTTGGAAATTAACTATGGAGGTTATTATGAAACCAAGTCAAGCATTACTGATGATGAAATCAGTATTAAAAGGGTCTAATACTCCGTTCCTCTTAGGCGGAACTGGTATTGGAAAAAGTGCAATTGTAAGGTCTTATGTGGATAGCGTAAGCGAGGGTCGAGAGGTCGTAGTCGATGAGATTAATCCTACTGCAAAACAGTTTGGATTTATTGATTTTAGGCTATCACTTTACGAGTCTGTAGACCTTGGCGGTCTGCCTTACATAGATGATGAGAATCAACAAAAGAGAGCGTTCCTTGGGAATCTCCCTATTGGTGGCGAGGGTGTTTTATTCTTTGATGAATATGCACAAGCACACAACTCGATTCAAGCTATCTGTGGTCAATTGCTTTACGAGGGTAAGATTGGCGATTATGTCTTACCTAAAGGGTGGAAAGTTATTTGTGCTGGTAATAGAGCAACGGATAGAGCTGGGTCGAACAAGCTTCCCTCTCATGTCGTTGGTCGTTGCACAATGATTAACTTTGAACATGACACGAATGATTGGTTAGCGTGGGCTACCAAGAACGATGTTCATCCTGATGTATTGGGTTATATAAGTTTTCAACCTGAGTGGTTGAATGTCTTTGATAGCAAAGTGCAAACTCCTCAACCAAGTCCTAGAGCGTGGACAAGGTTGAGCGATACTCTGAAAACGAATCCGCCTGAAGAAATCAAACAATTGATTTGCGAGGGCGATATTGGGGAGACTGGAGCGATTGAATTTATGTCGTTCCTGTCATTGAAAAATGATGTTCCTAACCTTGAAGATATTGTCGAGGGCAAGGATGTTGAGATTCCTGATAGTGGCGGTCTAATGTATGCAACTGTGTGTGCGTTAGTGACTGTTCTCAAAGAAGCAAGTAATTCTGATATTACTGACTGGTTCGAGAATAGCGTTGCTTACATCAAGAACTTTCCAACTCCTGAATTTGGAATATTCTTTGTAAGGTCTTTGGTTGGAGCAAGACCTGATGTAGTAGATACTTCTACTTACGCTCAATTCAAAGTAGAGAATCAAGACTTAGAAGTCTAAAAATTCTGACAAGAACTTGGAGTGGAAAATATTATTTACCAGTTAAATATTTTTTCTGCTCCGTTTCTGTCGAGGGATGTGTATCTCTCCTGATGATGATTCAAAAGAATCGAAACAGAAACAATTTTATCTAACTAAAATAATGGAGGTTATTATGGATAAAAATTTAACTAATACTCTGTCGGAAAATGCCGTACTGGTTCGCCTAACTGCGAAACATCCTAGCGGTATCAAAACTGATAAGAGATTAAAGAAAAATCTAGCTGAAGAAACTAAGGTTTCTGATGAGAGATTACTTGGTGTTTCTAAGCACATATTTGGTAGGGATGTGAACAAAGAGTTTCGCTCTATCTTGAATGGGTTTAGGAATGATTTTTACTATCCTTTGACTCTGCCTTGGGATGATAATTCTACTGACTATGATACTGGCAAGACTGTGAGCGGTTGGCGATTATGCCCTAACTCGAATCTTGATAAGCTTCAAAGTCATGTCGATATCTCGAAGCAAGTATGGGAAAAAGAAGTCGAGGGTTTTCTTAGAAGCTATCCTAAACAAATGGAAGAAGCTAAAAGAAATCTTGGAGAAGCATTTAACGAAAATGATTATCCTGACTTTGATGATTTGAGAAGAAAATTTGTATTCAATTTTGAAATTCAAGTCGTTCCCTCTTTTAGTCATGACATAAGACTTAATGTGTCTGAAAAGCTAAGAGCAAGGATAGAAGCGGATGCGGTAAATCGTGCCAATAACAATATCAAAAATGTCTTTAAGACAACTGTTGATGCGTTGTTGGAGCAAGTGAATCATTTAGCTACGAAGCTAAAAGAGTATGACCCTGAAAATAAGCAAAAAGGCGGTTTCTTCAATGTGTCGAGTTTCGACAAACTGAAGCAAGCTATCGAAGTGCTACCCTCAATCAATGAGGATGTTTTAGGCAATGACTCTGATATCGCAACTGCTCATCAAAAACTTTGTAGCGTGTTTGCTTCAATCAACTCTGTCGAGTCATTGAGAGATGATACTGATATGGGTCAACAAAAACGAGACAAAGTAGCGGAGCAATTAGAGGAGTCTGTTTCTTCATTGAAAGGAAATCTTTTAGGTAAGATTTACGGAGGTAAGAAACATGACTAGTCTCGAAACAATTGTGAAAGCAAGGTCGAAGTTAATGAAAGGCAATGTAGGTATGGCGAGTATGCTCCTACATCTTGAATTAATCGAGACTGAAAAATCCAAGTGCGACACTATGGCAACTGACGGAAAAAATATTTATTTCTATCCTGAATTTGTTATGGGTTGCACGGAGGAAGAACTGCAAGGTGTTCTCGTTCATGAAGCGTTGCATGTAGTATATGAACATCCTTTAAGGAGAGGTAAACGACATCCTAAAGTATGGAATATTGCATGCGATTATGTCATTAATGCGTACTTGTATTGGGATTTGAATTTGCAACTGCCTATGGGTGGATTGCTTGACCATAAATACAAGGGCATGACTGCTGAAAAGGTTTATCAAATTTTGGTAAATGATGAGGATGCAATGCAAGAAGCTATCGAACAGATACAAGAACAAAAGCCTAATGGAGAAGATGATGAGCAAGAACAAGATGCTCAAAGTCAAGGCGGTTCTGAAGAATCTGAAAGCGGAGAAGAAATTTCTGAGACTAGTCAAGGAAATATTTCTGAAGATGAGACTGGAGAATCTGAGCAAGGTTCAACTGGTTCTGATTGGGATAACATTCCCTCCGCTATTGGCGAAGTTTGGGATGCTACCAACGAAGAAGGCAAGCCTATGAGTGATGCAGAAATGCAAGAACTTAAAGGCGAGATTCAACGAGCAGTTTCTTTAGCTGACAAGCTAGAGGTTGCAATGGGTAGCGGTGGTTCAAGTGGCATGAGAAACAGAATCGAAGAATTAAAAGAAGTGCAAGTCGATTGGAAAGATTTGCTCTTGGATTTTCTTCAGTCCTGTGTAGCTAATGATTACTCTTGGGCAAGACCAAACAAGCGACATTCTTGGAGAGGTATTAATCTACCTAGTAAGGCTCGTTCTCCGCAAGGTGGCGAGTTAGCTATTGCGATTGATACTAGCGGAAGTGTCTCTCAATACGAACTCAATATGTTCGCAACGGAGATACAAGCTATGGCTGAAGATTGTGGATTGGATAAGATTCGTGTTTGCTACTGCGATACTATTGTTCGTAAGAACGAGCAAGGCGAGTGGTGGGATATCTACGAGTTAGACCAAGGCGATGATTTGAAGCTTCAAGTCCGTGGCGGTGGTGGAACGGAGTTTGACCCTCCGTTTAATCTATTCAACGAATTTTCTGAAGATGTAGATGAGGTTCAAGCCTTTATCTATTTCACGGATGGTTGGGGAATCGCTGACCCAAAAGTAGAGCCT